GGTAGTGCAGAAAGGAATGGCATATCAGACCCTCACGTTTAAGGTTTCGCCCGTGTGGGCTTGGATCAAGGCGCCTGAGTGCGTCGTTAGGAGCGTGCTCATGAACGCGGCGACGTCCGGTGGTACGGGCACGCTGTCCGTCGGCGCCATCTCCTGCGGGAGATGGGATACGGGGTCGAGAACGAGTGGCTGTCGAGTGGTCACCGATCAGCCCTTGATGATGCCAGCCATCGGCTGGAACACAAAACTGGTTGCCGAAAGGGCAGTTCCGACCTGCTGCACCAGATTACCTGTGGCACTGGGTGCAGTAGCCGACACGACGCCCGATGTTGTGGACAGGAATACCGGAGCTCCAATCGTGAGACCCGAAACTCCGGTCACGAGCTGTCCCGGGAAGTATACTGTCGCCGTGGCTGGCGATGCAAAGGCCGAAAGCACGAACCCATCCGCGGGTTTGGTGGTATCGGTTGCGTTGGCATTCCTCACGTTCGCCACACCCGCGTTGGGCCAGATGTTGACCAGGGCACCTGCGGCAAGAGCCTCAGATGTCACAATGGCTTGTGCAGAAGAACCAATGCCTGGTGGCATCAGTGTGATATCCAAGACACCTGATGAGTTCAGGGCCGGGATTTGATCGGCATTTGCTGCGCCGGCGCTGGTCTGTGTGCCAGCGATTTCCTTGGCCAGGCTGGTGGCTGGATCCAGGATGAGAAACTTATTACCTGCCATGGTTGCTTACCTCAAAATTGCTGGTTGAATGCCGACGTGAATAGTGGTAGGTGTAATGACACGCGCCACTTCAATGACGGCGCCCGTGGTTGGTGCTGTTTGAGTCAAGGTACCGTTGGAGGTGTTACAGAAAACTCTGCCTGGTGCCCACGTCCAACCAACCTCCGTGAATGTTTGATTGGTGGTGATCCCAACCGCGGCGCCTGCAGCTGCTGCGTATGTTGTGACACCGACAATGTAGGTCACATCATCCATATTGGTGAGATCTGGATAGTATGCCACACCATTATTTACGGCAACCACCCTTGGATAGTCAAGAGGAACTGCAGCCACGGCATACAGCAATTCAGAGCCCGAAGTGTTGGGCACTATCGAGCTGGAAGGCCCCGGCAAAGCCAATGCCGCGCCTGGGGCGTTAGATTGTACGGTGAGGGTGGTTGCCACAATGGGCGCGGACCATGGGCCCGTTGCCGTGACGTCAATCTGATCGAACGACGCTTGATAGTCCTCATCCACCAGATTGATGATGACTTCTTGAATGCGCTGCACGGATCGAGGGTTGGAGTATTGGTACCCTTTCATCGTGAAGTCGAGCGTGGCTGAAATCACACGCCGAGTGTCGAATGAACCTTCATACTCGATGTTGTAATCGATGCTATTCAGGTTGATCGGGATGTTCGTGGTGAACCCGAGTCCGTTCGTGTCATTCAGCGTGATAGTCAGGCTGGGATTGAAGAACGAGATGATCTGTTCCAAGATCTGCAAGAGATCGTTGAAACGCACCGCGGCAACGTAGGCCTTGACGTTGAAGTCGTAGGCCACGCGGTTCAGAATGTAGTTATCCTGGGCGGTGTTTGAGCTGATGTTGTCGATCTTGTTGAGTGCATTGGTGTTGCGCGTGGGCGCATACGTCATGCTCAAGAACTCGAACGCAACCTTTGGGAGCACGAGATCTGAATCGACCTGATCCATGTTGACGTGCTTTTGAAGCTGCTCGACCCACTTCTGTCGAGGTGCATAGTGAAGTGGCACTTCTCGCAGGTTTCCCCACCCATCCATATAGGTCAAGCCGTTTAGGATAGTGGCGAACGCCGCGACATACGATCGGGTCGTGCCGTAGTAGAAATATGGACGAGCCATCAGACGACCCCGTATGGATTGTTCGGCGAGGTCGGTAGGTTCGGGTAGGTTGTCAAGGTCTCAGTGATGATTGGGACCTGCGGGGTTCCGTCGTCCTTGACATCCAGCTGATCGAACGAGGCCTGATAGTCCTCATGCGCCAGGTTCACAATGACTTCCTGAATCCTCTGAATGGTGCGAGGATTGGAGTATTGGTACCCTTTCAAGGTGAAGTCCAGCGTGGCAGACACAACTCGGCGCGTATCGAACGAGCCTTCATATTCCACTTCATAGTCAACACTGTTCAGGTTGATCGGGATGTTCGTGACCAGCCCCAGGCCGTTTGTGTCATTCAAGGTGATGGTGAGACTGGGTGTGAAGAAGGGAACAATCTGCTCGAGAATCTGGAGGAGATCGTTGAAACGCAGAGCCCCCACATAGACCTTGACGTTGAAGTCGTAGGCCACTCGGTTCAAGGTGTAATTGTCTTGCGTGCCAGAAGAAGCCACGTTGTCGAGCTTGTTCAAGGCATTGGTGTTGCGAGACGGGGAGTGGCTCATGCTCACGAACTCGAAAGCCACTCGAGGGAACACGATGTCGAAATCCAGCTGATCGTGGTTGACGTTTTGCTGCAATTCTTCGACCCACTTTTGTCGTGGGGAGTAATGCACAGGGATGGACTGCAGAACACCCTGCCCATCCATATAGGTCAACCCGTTCAAGATCGTGGCAAATGCCGTGACATATGAACGGGTCGTGCCGTAGTAAAAATACGGGCGAGACATGGTCAGAAGTTCCCGAACGGATTGCCGGTGGTGCTATCAAGCAGCGACGCTGCCTCAGTGATCAATGGCACATTAAGAGAACCAGGATCCTGGGCATCGGCTGGGCCGCCCTCGACGTGCGCGACGTAGTCGATACTCTTGTTGCCTGTACGGAAACGCTCCCACGACCATATGAAGGACTGCGCCACCATCTTGTAGACATACTGTTTCCCGAACTGGAAGCCAGGCCAGTCGTACCATACCTGATTGATCTCGAAAACGATATTCGGGAACGACTGATTCGGGTCGTCGGCGTTGCCCATCCAGATCAGATCACCTTCACGCGGGCGCACGTAGTTTGGGATCCCGAGCTCATAGAATCGCTTCTTGCTAATCATGAACTCGGACGTTTCGTCAATGCGCAGACCAAACTTCGACATGATGGTTTGATCACCGCCAAAGTTGCCGGCGTCGGGCAAGAGAGCCTCGATTTTGTATACTCGGTCGAACACTGTCTTGATATCTTCACCCAGGATCAGGTCCATGGTGATGACGTTGCGAGGAAGATAGTAGATCTCATAGCCAAACATCTGGATGTGCTCCACTGTCAGGTCCTCATAGAGATCCTGCTCGGTGCCGCGCTCAGTCCAGTTGAAGTATTTTGAAATCGTCAAGGTAATTCCTAGGCCATGTAGAAGTCGACCGGCAATTCGTAGTTCGAGTGGAGCTCTTCCTCAAGCGCCGTGACATCCTTTGAGCCTTCATCATAGATACCTTGCGCGTTGATGTTCACGCCACCAGGCAGGGTGTTGTTCGTGTACTTAAGCAGGTTCCAGCCCCACTGCTTCTTGACCAAGGCAGTGACATAGCGGCGGAACCAGAAATCACCCCAGATCTTCGCATACTGCGTTGGATCGAGAGCCACATAGCACTCCACGAGCATGAAGCTCCCGACTGTCATCTGAGCCCAGTTAGTCTCGATGCCCAGGATGCCTTTGTGGAGATTGAACTCCACGACCTTCTCGTAGTTGAAGAGGTTGTCGATCGTGTTCAGGTATGACATGGTGCTGGCGTAGCTCGAGAGGCCCTCACCATTGAACCTGCGGATGTCCATGACGTCCGTGATATACATCACATACTGCAGGTTGTTGATGCTCAGGATGTCTTGTCCATCGATCGGCAGAACGCGCAGGACCGACATGATGTTGTCTGGCAGCGTCACCGCCTGGGCATTGATATCAGCCTGGGTGATCTGATGCTTGTAGAACTGGCGCTGAATCGAGTCTGCATGGTACTGCCAGAACATCTCGAGAGCATCGTCAATACGATCCTCCACCTGATCAGGATCCACGTTCACCTTCAGGACGGGTGCGCCCAAGGAACGCATGACGTAATCGATCAGGGTATCTTTGCTCTGGACTCGTGGTGAATATGCCATCTTACTTCCGCATGACGTTGATGGTAGACAGTATCATATTTAACGAGTCCACGATGTTGGAGGCCTGGAGATTATTCATGTCACCTATGTTCCTTTCGATGCGCTCCAGGGTGTCGTGTATCTCGTCCACCTTCTCCTTCACACCCTTCCTTGATATGAGAATGTTCTCGAGAGTCTGGAGTCTCTCCGACAGATTTTCCCAAGGCGCATTTTGGAACCCTATCTGGTTCATGTCAGACGCTCGAATATTGCCAAAACACGATCCAGCTTGTTTTCGATTGAGTTCATGCGGTTCTCCAATTCGGTTTGTTTTTCTGTCGATCGACGTCGAGCCACTGCTCGTGTATATTCATCTTGATCGATGTTCACAACACCACCGCCCGTTGCCGGGCGTACCAGATTGGAGTGTCCCACGATCTTTGAACCAATTTTGAACTGTGACTTCATTAGGTCACCGCGATGGCTCGGAAGCTCTTGAACAGTGGGCACATGCTCGAATTCCATGAGCGTCCCACAATCTTGACCTTCAGTGCCGTGAAGCTGGTGTTAGCGACCCATGTACTGATTTCGCTGGATGCCGTGACCGAATACTCGATGAAGTCATTCAGGTCGGTGCTATACTGGGCCTTGTTGATGCCGTCGACGAGCATCCATGGCACCTGGTCGATCGTGCTCGAGCTGTTGACCGTCAGGACCTTCACGTAGACATCGAAGTCCGCGTTGATGTCGTGGTAGACGTCGAAGTAAATCATCAGGTCCGAGGCTGGGTTGGCCAGCACCACGTTCTGGGTCACGTACTTGTAAGTCTCCGAGCCGCCCGAGACGTTCGTGGGATCCGTTTCCGACACGAAGTACGGGTCACCCGCAACCACCGGGGCCAGGGTCATATCGGCTGCCGTGATGACTTCGCAACGATTGCTGACAGTCGTGACCGAGAAGGTGTCCAGGTTGATGATTGGGCTTGTCTCGACGCTCGAGTTGTTGAACGTGCCCAGGATGGTGATGCTGTTCTGGTTGTTGCTGACATACTTCTGCGGTTGTGCCAGGTAGGTGTCGTTGCCGGGCACGAAGCCAACCGGCGCCAGGATCTGGTTGTCCTGCGAGCGGAACGGCGAACCCACGCGACCGTACCCCAGACCCGTCAAGGTCCACGATTCTGTCGAGTTGTACGACAGATACGAACCTGCCACGTTGAAGATGTCATACTTCTCGTTGAAGCTGAGGCATGCCGCGTTCGATCCGCCCAGGTTACCCGTGAAGTTGGCGGGTGTGGTGACCTGGATAATGAACGAGTCCTGCGAGTCGACAGTCACGATGCTATGGGATGTGTTCAGCTGTGACAGAACCACTCCCCCGAAATTGTCCTCAAGGAAGATGGTGCCCACGTTGTTTGTGACCGAGGAGGAGCCACCCTTCGCGATGGTGCCTGAGGCGGCATTCAATGTCCAACCCGTGGTCAGGTCGACCAGGCTGCCGTTCGCAATAGCTACCGATGGGTCGCGAGCCGTGACACCCAAGACAGCCGGGCTTGAAACCGCCAAGGTAGTGTTGGTGCTGTTGCCCATGTTGAAGTCGCCAGACACGTTCTTCAGAGTGAGCAAGTATTGGTTCGCCACCGCGGTGGATTCGACCGTTTGGATGGACGCCTGACTCGAGCCAGCAACCAAGAGCTGTGTGGCCTGTGGCGGGCTCAAGGTGGTGCCGGTGGCGGTATACGTCAGCTGGACATTTTCTTGCATCGAGAGGTTGAAGGTATCGCCCTCGGTGAATCCATGATCGCGAGCGAACACGCGAACCTGGTTCGAGCCCGACTGCATCTGCAGAGGGTTGTCCTGCAGAGGCCAGGTTCCGAAGGTGTTTGCCTCGTCGTCCAGGGCCGACTGCTTCATGGTCAACTTGAGTGTACCAGTCTGGAACTGGGCCTGATACAGGTTGTACTTCAGCGTCTCGAACTGCTGGGCGTTCCAGGTGGTGCCGTTCAAGGAGCGGAAGCTCGGCTCACCCGTCGGGGAAACCTGCACGATCTGTGAAGGATTGTTCACGACCGGCTTGCCCAGGTATGCTTCCCAGACGCGGGTATTCGGGCTCACGCCACCGATCACGAAGCAATACAGCGTCGACGACTCGAGGTAGACCGGGGTGTCGAAGGTGATCTTGGCCTCGACTGTGGAGTCTGCCGAGTATGGCAAGGAGCCCGGACCGCGTGCCGCGCGCGCCCAAGCCTGCAGCTGAGTCAGAGTGAATGCCTTGTGGACCAGAACGGTTCCGGACGGGAAGCCGTTGTCCATGGTGCGAATCTCGACATACAAATTCGGGGCAGCTGGATCGATCTGCTCGAAGTAGATACCAATCGAGGACAGGAACATCTCGGACGTGGTCTGGAAAGCCTGGGCCACTGGGTCGTAGCAGTAACCCATACCAGGCCAACGCATGCAGTAGCACTCATACGGCTGAAGCCTTGTGGACCTCGTGTTCATCCCGAAGCCAAAGTGCTGGTAGCAACCCTTGGATGCCGGCGCTGGTGTTGCTTGTGCAGGCGCAACCGGCGGTGCACTGGTTGTCACGCTGGTGGTGTTTGTGGTGGCCTGTGTGCTCGTTGCCGTGGTATCGATGGTCTTTGTAACAACCGATGCTGTGGACGTCGGTGACACAATGTTCATCGTCTTCGACTGCATCGTGAGATCCAAACCGCCCGAGAAGAAGTCAGCGTCAGCTTCTGTGGTCTCGATCGATGGATCCGAGGCGCCCGAGGCGTCGTCCGACAGCTTGAACGACAGGGTGCCCGTGAAGAAGGTGTTCGCCGGGATAGTGAATACTCCCATGCACTCGCCGTTGGTGTCGGTAACGAGCTGGACACCCTGGGTGATAGCCGAGGCGGATGTCCACTGCAATCCCAACGGGCGGCAATATGCCGAGACGTTCACACCGTTGAAGAACGCGAACACCTTGGTGCTTGGACGCATCTTCTGGGCGTAGAACTGAATCGGAATCGAACGAGCGTACGGAATGATTGACACATTCTGTACCGCGTTGATCGAGTAGCTCTGCGTCGTGGATGCCACAGTCGTCTTGCCACTCGTCTGAGTGGTCGTGGTGTTGTTGGTGCTGGAGCCCGTGTTGGTAATCGTTCCCAGCGTTGTCGAGGCACCTGCGGAACCCTGCACAATGTTCTTGAAGCCTGATGTGGCAGTGTTGGTCGTGGTTCCCAGTATCGTGGTGTTCTGCTGGGTCCAGCTGGAGTAGCTGGTGCCGAGAACCGAGGTTGGGCTTGTCAGCTGGGTGAAGGCGTCGGCACCAGCTCCAGCTGCCACCTGGACGGCAGGCAGTGTTGTGTCATCCGACCAGGTATCGTTGTTCGGGCTCAGTTGCATGGTGCCCGACTGATCGAACATCAGGAACGGGTTGATCGAGATGCTTTGGGTCGCGTATGAGTTGCCGCCCAGGGCCAGCTCGGTGTAGTTGGCGATGGCCACATTTCCAAGGAACGTGAAGCCCGAGGAGTTGGTCTTGTCTACCACCAGCTTCTTGTTGCGGGTCTTGAATTGTGGACGGAGCTCTTGAGTATGTGGGTCAGCCGCGGCGCGGAATTCTGGGCTCAGGAGATCCGCAGCCTGGAAGTCCGAGAAGTTGTCCACGATGAAACCGTTCTTGAAACGGCTCAGGCCCGTGGAGTCCGTGACCTGCATGCTGGAGGCGCTCTGCTCCAACAGGTTCAGGGCGGTGTAGTATTCCAGGTTCGAGATGCGCGATTCCAGGTGACCGATGTCGGTCATCGTGAATACTTTGTTCTCGATGAACTTGGTGGTCACGTCCGCCAACGAGTAGACATAGGGCTTCATGACAATCTGCCACAGGCCCATGGCGTTTGGATCCGCGACTGGAGGAATTGGCGTGTCGGACGGTGTTCCCATCTTGATGAACAAGACACCATCCTTGGTGATCTCGAGCAGGTCGGTGCGAGCCTGGTAGTAGGAGATGTCGAATACCGAGGTGCTCTGCATGGCCGGGAGCATGGCCTTGACTGAGGTGACACCTTCCACAAGCGGGGACGGCAGCTGCGGCCTGAAGTCGATCGCCTGGGAGGCTGGAATCTTGGCCTGGGTGCTCAGAGTGTATACCGGCAGGTTTTCGTACAGAACCGGGTTCGAGATCGCGCTGGAGTTGATGTTCGGGTCGACTGGGTAAGAGTCAACTGTGAACCAACCATACGGGCCATTCCAGGTGTAGTAGTTGTATGTGATCTGCAGACGGTCCGCCACGTTCACATTCGTTTCGGCAGTCGAGGCTCCCGAGATTCGTGTCAAGGAGCAGTTGGAATAACTGTAGTCGGTCAAGCCATTGTCCAGCACATATTCGCTGGTGATGTCCGTGTTCGTGCCGTTGTACTGCTTCCAGATGACTGTGAAGTTCTGGACGTCCGAGACAGGCAGGTTTACCACGGCGCCCAGGGTGAAGGTTGGCTCCACCGTGGTGTTGTAGGTACCAGCCGTCAGGACCTTCTGCTCTTCCTTCTGTGAGGTGTAGAGAACCGAAGTCATGACGTAGATGGAACCCGAGCCCCATGCCGTGCCGCCGCCAGCCGCCGCAGTCGAGATGGTCAGAGTTGTGCCAGTCGTGGAGTACACGCCCGTGATGCTTGGGTCCACTGGATGGTAGACGCCCGCGATAACGACGTAGATGAGCGTGAATGCATCCGAGGCCAGGAAGGCTTGGTTCGTGGCTGCCGAGAACGTGATGTTTCCGTTGGCGTCCAGTACACCAGTCAGCTTCTGCCTCAGAGTAACCTGGAAGGAGCCGTTCTGATTGTTGCTGGTGTCACGCAAGGACGCCACATTGGTCTTGTTCACCGGGAAGATCAGCGCCTGCATGTTCGGGTTGTAGACCGTGAACTTGCCACTTACTGGATCCGCAATCGCGGTGGAGGTGAATGTGGTGTCGGTGGTTGCCTGAGTCACCTCGGAGATGGCATGACCCGCGACGATCTGGAGGTCATAGATGTAGTAGCGGTACTGATTCTGTGCACCGCCCGTGATTGTTTTGTGCAGCTTGATATCGTTGACATAGCACGTGGCAACCACGACGTTCGAGGCGTTCACGAGGCTCAGCTGCCGCGTGCCCATCATCGTCTGGTCGGCATTGTCGTTCGGCCAGATCTTGGTCGAGGTCGGTTGCAGGACAATGTAGGTGCGTTCCGGGAACTGGTTGATGAAACCGCGGATGTTGTTGGTGGAACGCGCCTTCGGGAACTGGATCGGTGTCGGCGTGGTGATGTCCTGACGGTATCCGTTCACATAGGCAATCGACGGCTGCACCAGGCAAATCAGATCACTTGCCGAACCCGCACTGGACCAACCCTGGGCGTCCGTGGTCGAACCCTTCTGGGACTGGTAGAAGCTGATCTTGAAAGGCGCCAGCGTGTAGTTGCCGTTGGTTTCATAGAACTGCTGGGCGATGTCACCCTGAATGGTGTTGTATTCCGACTCGGCGTTCTGATACTGGATCGACATATTCGACCCCAGCAGGCACAGCGGGATGAAGCTGTCGCCATCCGAGTCTGTGTAGCCGCGCGAGTTCAGGATCAGCTGGCACTGGTAGCGATCGGCGCCGGGCGCGCTGCTGTTTGGGTAACCCAGCGACGGATCCAGGAGCGACTGATCCGTCTGATAGGTCACGATGTTCTGTACCAGGTCCAAACCAATCTTGCGAGGGGTTGGCGGAATGGTACCATCCGAGA